TTACACGGTGCACTTGGTGGTCGGCATCGATCCTAACGACAACATCTATGTGCTGGATGTATGGCGGGAGCAGAAGACGCCGGACATCACGACCGACGCCTTCATTGACTTGTGCAAGCGCTGGAAGCCGATGGCTTGGGGCGTCGACAAGGATCTGATGACCAAGAGCGTTGGCCCGTTTGTTCGCAAGCGCATGGATGAACAGAACGTCTACACGGTGATTGAGGAACTCGCACTCGGACGGCAAGACAAGGCGATGCGCGCCCAGGCCATTCGCGGTCGCACCGCCATGGGCAAGCTCTACCTGCCGTCGAATGCACCATGGGTGACAGCGCTAAAGTCTGAGATGCTGTCGTTTCCGGTCGGCGTGCATGACGACCAAGTTGATACGCTCGGCATCATCGGGCGCATGTTGGACGAGATGATGGGCGCAAGGGTGCCCAAGGCACAGCCTGAAGCCGTAGACCTTGACTACCGCAGCAAGAAGAAGCCGAAAGGCTCATCCTGGATGTCAGCTTGAACCCGGAACTCGCCGTTCAACCCCAACCGCAGATGCAGCCGCAGCCCCAGCAACAGCAGGGCCTGCAAGCCGCGCGCCCAACGTCAGCCCAGCCGATCCCTCAGTCGCTCCACGTCTCAGCCAACAACTCCGTTGGTCTCAGCACGGGGGAGCAACCGACGCTGCGTGGCCTGCCTGGACATCGCCAGTTGGAGTTCATCAACGCGTGGGGCTCGGCCAAGGGCACCGAAATCGAGAACATGAACGAGGCCGACCGGTTCTACGACCTCAACACATGGACCGATGAGGAAAAGGCAGTTCTGGCCGAGCGCAACCAGGCGCCGTCGAACATTCCGCTCTGCCACGTCAAGATCGACGCTTATATTGGCATCACGCACCGCCTGCGCCGCGATCCCAAGGCACATCCGCGCACGTTCTCGAAGACCAACCGTGCGGACGCAGCAACGGCGGCACTCCGTTACGTCGATGAGAGGACGTTCGGCAAGCAGCGGTTCAACGACGCGGCGAAGGATTTCTTTTGCCCAGGCATCGGCGTCATCTGCCAGACGGCCACCGTCGATGAGGATGGCGTTACCTTCCACAAGCGGCACGTGCCCCGTGTCAATTTTATCTATGACCCGAGGTCGATGGCCCCGGATTTCAGCGATGCCAAGTTCATTGGTGAATGGAACTGGCTCGATATCGACGATGCGGTTGCGATGCTGGCGAAGCTTGGCCGGCAGGACAGCGCGGCCCGCGTCACGAACATGGCCGATGGGGAGATCCTGGCCGGCGCGTCGTACCCGTTCGTTATGGGCCAGATGGATACTTGGTGGGACAGCACCCGCAAGCGCATCCGCCTGTGCCTGCTTTACTACCGCTACAAGAACAACTGGCGCTGTTCGATCCTGTGCGGGAAAGACGTGCTCTACGACGAGGTAAGCATCTACGTTGATGAGAAGGGCAAGACGTACCAGCCCTACAACGCGATGTCGTGCTATCTCGATCCGCAGACCGGCGAGCGGTACGGAGCCATGAAAGTCATGATCCCGCTGCAACGGCAGATCAACTTTCTGCATTCCAAGCTGACGTTTCTGTCGTTCTCGCAGCGCATCATCTATGAAGAGGGCGCAGTCGACGACATCAACGACTTCAAGCGTGAGGTAAACCTTCCGAACGGCGTCGTGAAGGTGATGCCGTCCGCGATCTCGGGGAAGAAGATCCAAGCCGAGCCCATACAGGCGCAGATTGAAGCCGCGATAAAGCTACTCCAACACGCCGAAGAACGCTTGATGGCGATCGGCCCGAACCCGGCACTGCTCGGCAAGGGTGATGGCGCTGGTTCACAGTCCGGCCGCGCGATCCTCGCCCTGCAAAACGCAGGCATGGCTGAAATGTCGACGGTGTTTGAACGTCACCGTGACTTCAAGCTCGAAGCCTATCGCCGCGATTGGCTGCTGATCAAGCAGTTCTGGCGCGCCGAGCCCAATATCCCGATCCGCGTTCTGGACGACGAAGAGCAGGCCAAGGAGCTGAAACTCAACGTACCGATGGCGATCGACTTCCAGACCGGCAAGCTGATCTACGACAACAGCGTTGAGGAAATGGATGTCGAGTGGGTGCTTGATGAGGGCACCGATACGACCATCATCAAGGAAGAGATGATGCAGTTTATCAGCCAAGCCGGCAACATGCCGTTGCCGCGGTTGAAGACGATGATCTATCTGTCCGGCATTCCAAACCACAAGATGCTGTTCAAGCTCTTGGACGAGGAAAACCCGAAGCCGAATCCCGAGATGGACGAGCTGCAGAAGAAAGCGGCTTACCTCGAAGGCATGCTCAACGCGGCCAAGGTGGACGCCGAGATTGCCAAGACCGAGAAGATCCGCGTCGATGCCCTCGCGGCCATGTCTCAGAACATGCTGTCATCCCAGATGCTACAGGCGTTCCCGCTGGATTACGGCGTGCGGTCCAACGTCGAAGACTTCCTCGATCAAGATATTCACCCGTTCGGCAACGCGTTCTCATTCGAGCCGCCGCCGCAAATGGAGCCAATGCCGATGACGGACGGCCCGATGCAGGCTGGCCCGGATGGCGCTCCAATGCCGGGACCGCCACAGCCAGCCGAGATGCAGCAGAAGCCGGCGCCGCAGCTGGTCAACAGGCAAGAACCGAACATGCCGGGCGACATGCCTGTCATGGGCGGTGAAGGCGGTCTTCCGCTGCCGCCTCCGGGTCAGGGTGGGTTGGCCCCGCCGCCGGGGACGCGAGCTTAGCGCATCACTCCGCAAAAGGAAATCTAATGACTATTGACGCATCTGAGTTCAAAACGCGCATGAAAAACATCATGACTGAGCACGATGCTGCTTTGCATATAGCGCGTACTATACCTAGCTACGACTCAAACAGCTTTCCTAATCACCCGCCGTTGCAGTCCTGGGTATCGCTCCGATACGATACATATGGAGAAGGGAAATTCGAGATTCGTGTCCCCATGGCAAAGATCAAGCAGTTATCCAAGGACGCGGTTGCCGCTGTGCGGTCTGATGCCGAAGCTAACATTCGGTGGGGTCTTGATCATGGCTTTATCACGCCTGATGAAGCTAGCGGGTATCTCATTGGGTTAGGGGAATCCGTCTGAGTTTGCGGCCACGTCGGCCAGTGCTCAGCCTTCCACTCATCATATCGCCCGGATCTCATACAGGCATCACAAACTTTAAAGGCGGCCATCCCATAACCGCCCTCTGGGTTGATCTCGGTTAGATGCAGGCAAAGTTCTTTGCAGTCGTCGCACTTCATCGCCTTACCTCACAAGTTTCGGGCCGGTAAGTTTTAACACACTCCAAACCCGCTGTCATCTGTAACCGTTGCGTCCATGCACACCGCCCCGCGCTCGTCAGCCGCGCTCGGGGGGATCGTTCGCGTAGCTGACCGGCTCGTCACCGTTAACCGTCGTTCTTCGCAAGGCACCAGCGAACAAGTCCCGGCACCCGTCCACGCCGCAAGTGGTCGTTTTCGTGATCTCCGACGCACAGGGAACAGTATAGATGGACCAGATGACAACGCAGACCGCAGCGCCGGCACCCGCCGAAACTGCATCGTCTCAGCCGACTGAGAATGTTGATGCGTACCTCGACAAGGTCTTCGGATCTTCAAGCGGATCAACTCAGCCGACCACTGCACCGGTAGTTTCTACCCCGGTCTCGCCGCAACCGACCGCGCCAGCGCACGCAGCCCCCGCCATTGGTAATCCGATGGTGGCACCTGTAGCCCCGGTGCAGACGGTCAATGGCCAGCCAGCCGCAGCACCACCTGAGAACCCGTTGCCAGCAGGCGTCCGTCAGCGTCTTAGCGAGCTGAACCAGCGCGCACAGCAGGCCGAAGCTGAACGCCAGCACATGGTACAGCAGATGGCTGAAATGCGCGGGTATATGCTCGCACAACAGCAGCAGGCGCAGGGCCAGCAGCAGCAGCAGGTCCCCGACCACATCTCCGATCCGCAAGGCTACGCGGCTTGGGTGCGTGATCAGACCTTGGCTGAAGTGCGTCACATGACGCAACAGCAGCAGCAGCAGGCCGCACAGGAAGCGGCAAAGCGTGAGGCGGCTATTTCCCGTCAAACGTCGCTGTCGATCTCGAAGAGCAGCGAAGCCTTGGCATTCCAAGGCTTGGTCGGGTCAGGCATGCCGCCTGATCAGGCAAAAAAGCTGATCTCTGAGGCGACGCATGCTGCGGTCAATTCTGGGTTGGGCAACCAGTTTATGGCGACGGGGGATCCCGTCAACGAATCCATCAGGTGGTACCGCACTCAGCAATTGGCCAAACAGATTCCGAACGGTGATCTCAACTCCTACGTTGAGGCCGAGGTTCAGCGTCGGATGAGCCAGCCACAGGCCCTCAATCAGCAGGCCGCACAGTACGCGTCGCAACAGCGGCAAGCCTACCCTGCTTCTCCCCAGCCTCTCTCAGCCCTGCCCACTGGTGGCAGTCAGGCCGAGACCATCCCTGCCGACCCCAACGATAGCTTGCGCATGATGTTCGACCGCCAGCGGCGCGAGAAGATCGAACGCGCGATGTCTATGCGCGGTCGGTGATCACGAACAGAAAGAGACCTGACATATGGCAGACATTCTGAACTCAACACCGCGTAACGTCGCGGAATTTCTTCCCAAGTTCCGTCGCCGGTACATGGAAGAAACACTAGGGCGCAACCAGTTCTCCAGCCACATCGGCCCGGATGACAGTAACGCCATTCAGACCATCGTCGACAACAAGGAAGAAGGCGAAAGCATCCAGTTTCAGTTCCTACGCGAGCTGGAAGGAACGGGCGTCGCCGGCGGCATGCGTCAGCGCGGGGTTGAAGCCGTGCCGAAGCGTGAGAAGATGACCCTCAAATGGGAGTTTCAGCGCAACGCCGTTGCCTTGAAGCGCTCGGATGAGAAAAAGACCATCATCGAACTCGCGCCGTCGATCGCCCCGCTTATGCAGAAATGGTCGAAGCGCATGTTGCGCTATCGCATCGTCGACGCCCTGCGCATGGTTGCGCCAGACAAAACCTTCGCATCGCCGCTCTATTCTATCGATGCGGCCAAGGTTCTCGCTGGCTTCCCGGCACTGGTTCAGCCGACCACGGGCGTTGCCCCGACCTCGGCTGAAACCGCGGCTTGGCTGACCAACAACCGCGACCGTATCTTGTTCGGGATCAACGATGCGTCGTTCGCCTCAACGGCCAACTTGTCGACCAATCTCGGCAACGTCACGGGTCCAACCGATGGCGCGTCCCTGGCCTTGATCCGCAAAATGCATGACATGGCGAAGAACGCGAACCCGTTCATCGAACCGCTGTCGTGGGACGATCAAGACAAGACGTTCTACACGGCGTTCGTTGACACGTTCTCGTTCCGCCAGCTGCAAGCGGCCTTGCAGCAGATCAACACCGACGCCCGCCCGCGTGAAAGCTCGGCCTGGGAATCGAACCCGGTCTTCACCGGTGGCGATCTCATCTATGATGGCATCATCATTAAGGAAATCGTGGACCTTAAGCCGCTCGTTCTCGACGGTGGCGTCTGGCGCGACCGCAAGGAAACGGACAGCGCTGCTGTGAAGGACACGGCCAAAGGTCAGATCTTCATGGTTGGTCGCCAAGCCGTTGCGCTCGGTATTGCCCAGGAGCCGAAGCCGATCGACGACACCGACGACTACGGCATGATCAAGGGCATGGGGATTGAAGAAGCTTTGGGCTGCAACAAATTCCAGCGTGAAGATTATGCCGATGCAACTAAGAAAATCGACTTTGGAATGCTGACAGCTTTCACGAACGCCAACGCCTAAGATCGAAGGATCTAGCGTCGGTTAACAAAATGGCGGGGCGACTTTCGAGCCGCCCCGCCTCTGTGCTAAGGTTTGAAAATGATTTGCCCCGTCTGTAAATCCACCGGCCATATCACCGTCCGCCTGACCCGCCGCATTGAAGGCGGTGGCGGCGCGGTTGAGAATGAGAACGTGGCTCGCGCGTGTCCGATGGGGTGCAAGCCGGTTGCGTCGGATCGTCTTAAGGGCCGCGAGATGAGCATTGAAGCCTTGGAATCGATGGTTGGCAAGCGCCGTTCTGATTACAAGCGGGCCTCGGTCTCTCACAGCATTGAGGACTGGTACGGCTTCGGCGGCAAGAAAAAGAGCAAAGAGGACTGATGCCAGCTTTCAAGACGCGGCCTGGACAGGGCAAGATCAGCAATTTCGGCTATGACTTCGACGAAGTTGACGGGACTGAGGTTGATGAGGGCGACATTGCCGAGCGGCTTCGGAACCATTTCCAGTTTGAGGAAGTGGTGGGCGCTGTTTCACGTGAAGCAATGCCTGCACCCGTCGCAATTGATGAGCCTGCACAGGAGCAGGCCACGCCCGGCGGCGAGATCAAGCGCAAGCCCGGCCGCCAGCCGTATCCACGCGACGAAGCAGGCAACATCATTAAGCCGGTGAAGACAGATGGTTAAGCCGCAAATCATGAGTATGGTGGCGATTGACAAAATCATCGCCGCGATCAAGTCGATTGATGACGTGTGCCTCGACAATGGCTCGGTTGTGAGCATTGAGCTGACACGCGAGGCGTATCACCATTTAGCAGTTGAAGTTCGGCGCGGCGCAATCTTCCCGATGCTCACACCGTCGAACGATCTGACAATCAACGGCGTTCGGTTTTTCTACAAGGGCATGAACGAGTGATGGCTGACGTGATCCCCTTTATCACCACGACGGATAAGCCTCGCCCTGCGGGGTTAATCCTTGCCGAAGCGGCGCGACAAATGCTGAGAGAAGTGGTTGTCATCGGCCGCGATGCTGACGGCAAGCTGTGGGCTCTGTCGTCTGATCCGCATATCGGCAACGTGTTCGTGCTGCTTGAACAGGCCAAGGCTGGCTATCTGGATCGGCTATGAGCATCACCGCGCTTGACCTTATGACCCGCGTCTATGGCGACATGAACCTTGGTCGCGTCGGGGAAGACGTGCCGGCCGAGGCCATGGGCGCGATGCTGCGGAAATATGCCGAAGTTCATGCCGAGTTGGTCGACAAGACGCTGGTTTACTGGCCCAAGGATGAGATCCCGCTTGCCGTGGTCCGCCGACTGTCGGCACTGATGCAGGTTGAGATTGCTCCGCTATTCGGGGCCTTGCCAATCGTGCTCGCAGCAACCGGCTTGCCCAATCAGGAAGCCGCTCGGATGAAGGCTGAAAGAGACCTCCACATCCACAAGGAACCGGAGTGGAATCGTAAATATGAACCGATTTTGGAG